TTACCTTGTTTGTCTTTTGTGAAAGAATAATATCAACATCCCCATGATCAAAGATCATGAGGTCTCCGTTTAAAGACTTTCTTATGTTTAATTCTAATCTTATTTCTTTAGATTGGTTAGCGGCACCAACTTTAACAGTAATAGGCATTTATGCTAGTTCCCTTACGAGCTTCTGAGTAGATAAAACCGTTCTTAGAACAGACTCGTCAATTGTTGTCTGTTTCATGTTCTCAAGCTTTTGGAGAACTTTCTGAGTTTTTTCAGATAAGACGCTATCGCTTTGAATGACATCTTTCTTGCTGGCCTCTGACAACTCTGCTTTAAGTCTTGCCACTTCTTCGTTTAAATAAATCTTTAGCTCAACAGCGTTATCTACAAAGGATGTAATGTAATTTGTGAGCAGAGCTTTCTGCTCATCTAAAAGTTTGCCACCATACTCAGAATTAAATTTCTTAACAAAAGAAGTATAGACTAAGTTGTCTATTGGCTTCATATTAGAGACAGTTTCTTTTTTAGCTGATAGAGTTTGAACTAGCTGTGTCTCAAGGAGGACTTTATCTTTAGGGGATGTTTTGTCAGAAAACATCTGAGATATGGTGGCTAAAGTTTTATAATTTGGAACAAAGACATTAAAAGTGGCTGGGCCGATAGACTTGTTGATGTCATGGATAATATTTGTCTGAGCTTTGAAGAGGCCAGTTGGATCGATAAGTCTATTTGATATCTTTGCTTCTGTGATAATTTTAGAAATATCTAGGTTCTTGTTCTCGTAGATAGAGCGGTAACAATCTAGATCTCTTTTAAGCGGAGAGTTGCTTTTGAAATGCTCTCTTATGATTCTAATGACAGTATCTCTTCTTTTTAAATCACCAGTGACAATAGAGTCTGTCATATGGCGAACCAATGCCTCAAAGATAAAGGCAGTGTTTCTCTTTTTATTATGCTTCATTTACTTTCTTCTCCGCAGTTTCAGTAAGTAGTTGCTTTTGTTTTGCTTTGTCTAAACTTTCTATAAGGTCAACAACAGTCTCGCTTCTGTCAAACAAAGCTTGCTCCTCTTTACCTTCATTTATACTATAACTAGAAACATCTTCCGTATAAACACCATTTGCTAAGGTTCTTAGTCCATCGGCATACCCAGGAAATGTATTTCTTGTAGTGCCTACTTCAGTTTTACCAACTGAAGAATACGCTCTGCTTCTGGCACCTGCTGGTCTAGTATCTCTTTTCTTTGGATAATAGACTTTGCCTTTAGCCCCAGGGGTCAATCTTGGAGCATTACGAGATCCTGGTGGTGCTGCCAACAATGGGCTTTCTCCACCAGCGTCAGCGGCCCCCGCATCAGGAGCAGCACCGCCGCCAGTATCTCCCCCAATATCAGGAGCGGCACCAACATCGCCAAGTTCTTCGCCACCGCCAAGATCAAGACCACCAAGGCCGCCGCCTCCACCACCGCCCATGCCAGTTTCACCAGCAGCAGCAGCTTCGATAACACCTTGTAGAGCAGCATCATGTTGTCTGTCGTAGTACATTTCTCTTTGGTTTCTGATAAACTCTTCGTGTGACATACCAAATAGGTTCTGAGCAACCCAACGACGAGAGAAGTAACCTTCGGTAGCAGAGCCAGCAACGTCGAACTTTTGCTTCCAGTGTTCAAGTTCCTGAAGCTCAGCAATCTTAGATGGGTTATTTAGAGAAAGTTTAAAAGAAAGAAGATCATCACCGCTAAAGCCAAGGGTATGAAGATGGATAATGCCAATCTTTTCGAGTTCTGAGATGATAACTCTTTGTAGCCTTTGAATGGTGCGGGCAAAACGAATATCCTTTTGTGCTAATGTGGTTTTATCTTCTGTGGCTCCCTCACCCATTGTAAGGTATGACTGAGGGATCTTAATACCAGAGAACATCTTATCTCTGAGATACTTGATATCGTCAATAGCTGTAATGTTTTGAGCACCAGCAAGAGAAGAAATTTCTGTAGCAGAGCCTGGACGAGTTGGGATAAAGTAATCTTCTTCAATAGAAAGAGGGTTGTATCTCAAATCAACACGGCCCGTGTCAGGGTCAATGACTGAGTGACGCTTGAGAGCAGTCACAGTTTTTTCCATATACTGTTCTACTTCGTTAGGCGGAATAGCACCAACATCAATCTTAAACACTCTTCTCTCTGATGAACGAACAATACGGTAAGCCATCATGGCGTCTTCCATAAGAGTTAGCTGTCGCCAGATACGACGGACAGGTTCAAGAACAGAAGAGCCATATGGGGCGTACTTATCATTACCAAGAATTCTGAAGTGGGCGACCTGCCAGTTTTCTAAAGTCATTCCAGCAGAGTTCCACTGAAACTGAATATAGTTTGGGTTTGTAGCATCAAGACCCTCAAGTCTTTCGACTTCTTGGATAGGAAGAGAGATGGTGCTTTGAATACCAACATTTTCGTCGATGTCGAGATAAAGCATAAAGTCACCATACTTGACAAGTGTTCTACACCAACCAAATAGATTGTGCTCAATGTTCATAACATTGTGGTACAAAATCTGTAACATAGCCTTAATTTCTTCATTAGGGCAGTTGATACTCAACATTGGCCTGAGATCAGAATAAGTTGTCATCTCGTCAGCATAGATATCAAGAGATGAAGCCAACTCGGGCATATACTCCATTTGGTCAAAATCAACATAACGCTCAGAGCGTCTTTGGTTGTTGATAGCATTGACAGCGATAGTGTCAAGCGGATTATATGAAGTCTTCTTAAACTGCTGGCCAGAGGCAGAGCGGAATCGAGAAGCGAACTTATCAAGGTGCTGTCTTCTAATCTTCTTACCAGCTTGTGTTCTGTAAGAAATGATTGGTCCAGAGAACAACCTTGTTAGGGACTTGAACAACTCAGACTGAGCATTAGCTGGGTTTCTCCCTGGTGGTTTTCTATTATTTGGTGCCATTATTTAATTATCCATTTGTATTGGTCATAGACTGACTTGGCTTCAGACATTTTATCAAAAATGTTTTCTTTTTTATAGCCTTCTTGTCCTTTTATTCTTGTTTCAAACTTTGTGCTAGATATGATGATTGAGTCGGCAAATGCTTTTTGGTAGTTTAGTTCCCTACTGTTTGCTTGTATTGCTGTGTCTCTTACCCAGCAGGCAATAGCGAGTGCCATAACCAAATCGTCATTGTAACCTCTCATTGCTTTAGGCTTTCCGCCCATCCAAACAAAAGTCCTCAACTCATTAATTAGTCTAGAAGAATGAACCTTAATAACTTTATTTCTGATGAACTCTTCTAGCTTGGCAATAATTAGTGGCCTTGTCTTCATTGAGTTAGTAAATCCAGCAGTCACAGATGCTTTTTGCTCTGCTAGGTATTGTTCAACATATTCGTGTGTAGATTTAGTTGAATAATAAATATTTGGATATCCAGCTTCTTGTAGTTTATCTAGGACGGTATACCCAATAGAGTTGTTCTCAACCACAAGCATAGCATTGTTAAACTCTCTACCAACTTGGTTTAACATACCAGCGTAAAGATCAGGAGTTGGTTTGCCTTTATATTCTCCAATTATTTCCATTGTTTCTAATTCTAGAATATGAAAAGTAGAATAGTCAACAGCGTCACCACGGGCAACATCAGCACAAAGAAGGTAACTACAGCTTGGGTCTTTCTCTCTCCAAAGCCAGAAGTTTCTGTCAAAACCTGTTCTATGTTTTGGTTCTTCTACGAGAGAATCAAGCCATTCCATATCTTCTGGTGAGATAACAGTTTCACCAGAAGTGTTGAAGTTACATTCAAGCTCTTGAGCAATCTGTCGCTTTGACATATTTCTGGTTTCTTTTTCAAACCATTCTCTGTCTCGTTCGGGGTGAACCCACCACATAAGAGTTGAAAGTCTAAAATCATTATCGTTGTTCTCGGCCCCAACACAGGTTTTGTGGAACCAGTTACCAACACCGTTTGGAGTTGAAATAGCTATACAACGACCACCAGTTGATAGCGTTGGATAAAGACCAGTCCAAAGCTCATCAAGGCCATCAATGTGAGCGGCCTCGTCAAGAACTAGTAAAGATAGAGCCTCAGAACGGCCAGCGTCACCAGAGGTAGAAGCAGCCTTAATTGAAGAACCGTTAGAAAGCTCGAATGAGGTTCTGTTGTCTGCTGTGATGTCAGAGATACTGATCCAGTTAGGCAAGTTTTTCATTATGTTCTTGACCTTACGGACCAAGTTACCTGCTGTCTCAAACTTTGTTGCCATAACAAGAACTGTTTTGTTCTTGTGAAAGAGCATCATCCATACAATATAACCAGCAGTCAAGGTAGAAATACCTAACTGCCGGCCTTTGTTAATTACGTTAAAACGATAGTCATTGAAGTCTTGTAGAAGATCTTCCTGATAATCGAAGAGATTAAATAATATCTGTCCTTTAAGTGGGTGAGAGATTCTAGCATAATACTTTAAGAAGTATACAGGGTCTTTACCACACTTTATGATTTCCTTGAGTATTTCTTTCTTGGTTAATCTGGACATTCATCAATCTAAATTTTAGTAGGTGAGTTCCT